CTAAAGGGTCATATAATCGACGAAATTCTTGGTTGTTTCCTGTTTCCGTTCCTTTGTTATGTGAGTGTATAAATTCATGGTTGTATCGAGGCGTGCGTGTCCTAATCGTTCCTGGACATCTTTCATGGATGCACCAGATGCAAACAGCATAGAGGCATGTGTGTGGCGTAAGCCGTGTATTCCGATATCCTCGACGCTGATTCTCTTGCATAAACGGGACAAGACATCGTTAGGGTATGCGGATCGCATCGGTTTGAGGTCTTGTCGTGGAAATAAAAACTTTTCAATTTCCGGATTCCCGTTCTGCAGACGCAGCTCTTTATTCATTTTGACCAGCTGCTTCAGCAATTTAAAGGTGTGCTCATCCACTTCCACATCGCGATAAGAGTTTTTTGTTTTCGGCGTCATAAGAATATACTCTTTATTTCTCCAGAAAACCGTTCGGGAAACGCGGATGCTTCTGCTTAGATCAATTAAGTTATCTTCAAACAGACCTGACAACTCTCCTTTGCGCAGGCCGGTGACAAGAAATGTGCGAATCATAGCATAGTCTCGAAGCGGCATTTCTTGTTCGCCTTTACTGATCACTTTCTGGAACACCTCTTTCTCCCAGTATTTTATTACGGTTTCGTTATCGGCCAGAAACTTTTCTTCTTCTTGAGGATATTCAACCCGATCCATTGGATTGTTTGGGATGTACTCCTGCCTCACAGCGTATTTGAATACCAAACTGGCTTGAATTGTGTAGTCTCTATAAGAAGCCATGGTATCGGCCATCGTGTCCACATATTTTTGGCAATACACTGAAGTGATATTCTTTATTTTTAGTTTGGCAAAATGGGGAAGTATATGTTTTCGGAACTTTGACTCCTTTGTATAGCGGGTAGAAGGCTTAATAGTTTTCTTATGTTTGTCATACCATTCTACAAAAACTTCTTCAAAGGTAATGTCATCCCGCTTAAAATATCCCGCCTGCAGCTCTCTAAGCATCCTTTCGGCTTCTCGCTGTGCATCAGCCTTTCTCTTGAAACCACGCCTTGTGGTGGTCTTGCGCTTCCCTGTGGCCGGATCCTTTCCCACATCCATTTTAAACAGCCACTTTTCACCTTGCTTCGTCTCGTATTTCTCAAATGAAGCCACTGTTATCCCTCCTTTGTTCCATCGTTAAAGATTAGCTTGAATAGTTCCAGATGTCGGTCTATTCAATTCAGAAGAATTTCAGGGGTATCTACTTCAATTCTTGTGCCAAAACCATCACTATATCCCTCAACTTCTCCAACTAGCTCGCCCTCAATTTGATGGATACGTTTAAACACAGGATAAATTCCAGGGTTCTTCCGTTGGTGATTTCCTAATTCTTTTAAATGTATGTACTCGACTGTTCTCATTAAGTTCTTCTCCTTTTCAATGTATGTAATTTTTTAAGTAGTGCATTAAGCGTTTTTCGGCGAATTCTTTCTCCACACCGAAAGTCTCTTGGATCATCCATACGGTTCTTCTTTCATCACTAGGAAGATTCAGTTTTTGCAACATAAAAGTTGGAATACATAAATGTAAAGCAAAATTATCTGCTTTCCATTCCTGATACTCTCTCATCATCACACCAATAAGAGCTTGATCTCCTTCATGCCAACGAGCGTGACATAATTCATGGCCGAAATCTTGCCACTGGGATTTTTCTGCTTTTCTGCTATCGAGAAAGATATGCCCAGCTAGAAACATAGAATCAATTCCAAGATAATGCACGGATAATCCCAGTCTTGTTGAAACATTTTCAATGTTGAGTTGGTGAGGGTGATAAATATCAATCCCTTGTAAGAGTCGGCGGATGTATTCCTCCAGATGATTATAAGTTCTTTTCATGCTGCGCCTCTCCTTTCGATAAGAACACACGTTCTATTTATATTGTAAAAGAAAACCCTACTTTTGGAAAGTAGGGAATAATTTTAATGTTTTATTGAGCTAAGACCTTTGACTTTTCACTTTGGAATTCTTCCTCGGTTAAAATACCTTGTCCTTTCAGCTTAGCAAGTTGCTCCAGCTGCTGGTATTTGTCAGTCTGGGGGACAACGGGCGCTTGAGTAGTGCCTCCCCCTGATCTCGCAAGTGATATCTGCTTTCTTACACCGCTTAACATTTTTTCTAACTGCTTATCTTCTTTAATGTCGTCAAAGATTCTTTTTTCTCTTCCAGACATCACATGAAGTTCTTTTTTACGGAATCCATCGCTCTCTAAAGTAATACCAGTCATACTCTTGTAGTCCATAACTTCAAGATATTCTTTGCCTATTACATTAGATGAAAAAATTAATTTTTGATTAGTCGCTATTAATACGCCTTTAACTTCCTTCTTTTCGGACTTGTCAAATTCGGCGGGAACTGTAGAAAGTACAACTTCATTTTCTTCCAGCAAATTTTCCCGTACTCGATCAATAGCCCAAGAATATATACTTACGTTCATTTTATCTTCAAAACTTGGATCGGTTCCAAAGAATCGTTCTAAATGTGCTTGTTCAGCGGCTTTCTTAGCTTCCTTCTTTTCAGTACGAGCAGCACTATCTATAGCTCGTTGTTTTTCTTTAGCTTCCGCCTTTTCAGCACGCACTTGTTCTTTCTCCGCCTTTTCAGTATTAAGTCTTTCTTGCTCTTCTGCGCTTATCTCTTTCTTTCTGAAGAAACCCAAAATAACCTCTCCTCTGTTAGATAGATTTAGTAATAATGGTAGCACTAGATTGAAAAGTACTATATGTAAAACCTTGGATTATTTTTTATCCAAAGATTTTAAATATTCCCAGGCAGCTAAAAGTGCTTCTCGTCGTTCTTCAGAGCTTTCTTTGTATTCACTGTACAGTTTTGAAATTTTTGGATCATTTAAAAACTCTTCAAATTCAGCCATATCAGTAACAGTTTTATTTTTTTCTTCTCGTCCTAAAAGCTGATCAGTGGTTACATCCAAGGCATTTGCTATAGCTACTAATTCATGATCTCTTGCTGGGCGTTCGCCGGACTCTATTCTGTTCATAACGCTCACATTTAAATTTACTCTTCTAGCCAATTCACGCTGATTCCAGTTTTTAGATTCTCTTAGTTTAACTATGCGTTTACCTAAATCCATTTTTTCACCACTTTCTACTTATGCAACCTTATTTTATCACGTTTCTAAAATGGAAAAATATATATTTCTAAAACAGCAATAAAAAAGCTTGCATTTCTAAAATAGCAATGATATTGTTTGTGTAAGGGGTTGCTAAAACAGAAATTAAAGGAGGGGTGAAATGGAATCTTTAGATTTAACATTTATTAAAAACAGAAGAAATCAACTCGCTAAAACCTTACAAGATATGGCTGACAGTATGGAAATGAAGAATGCTTCTACTTACATGAAGTATGAAAACGGTACTTATGCATTCAAAGCAGAACAGTTGCCACAGTTAGCCAAAGTCTTGGAATGCAAAATATCGGATTTTTTTAACTCCGGTGTTGCTAAAACGGAAATTAAAATGAAAAAACACGCAGCAGTCTAATAAAGGAGGGGATTAAATGGGGGTTGAACAGGAAACGTTGCATCTTGGTGAGCAACGGAGAATACAAAAAGCCATTGCCGGTAAAGTCTACGAGCTGGAATCGAATCCTGCTGTTCATCCAGAACTTTTCAAGAAGCTGTACCGCGAAATAAAAAGCCGTTTTGAAGTTTCAACTTATAAGGAAGTTAAGCGCGAGGATCTGCAAGAAGTGATTCGATACATCGAAGGATGGGCGCCAAGAAAAGTTTCCTGAAAAGGAAGGAGGCAGGATTGCCCCCAGGAAGGAGGAAGAAACGTGGCAAAACAAGTGGTAACGATTGAAAGCCTGGAAGATCAGCTCTTTCAACTGAAGTTGGAGAAGATAATCCAACAAGCTTATGAGCAGGGAGTCAGAGACGCTCGTACAAAGTTTCATTTCCCTCATGTTTTGAAGAAGGAACATTTAGTTGAGATTCTTCAGGTAAAAGCTCCGACTGTAGACAAGCTTGTTGTTCATCCTGAGTTTCCGAGATTAGGTACCGTGAAAGGCAGATATCCGAGAGACAAGGTTTTTGAGTGGATTGAATCCAATACGGAATATGTGAATCAGTACCTATCTTAAATTCTACAAAACATCACTGAATAGAAACAGATACTCAATTATTCAAAAAGGAGAGGAATTCTATGGAGTTAAAAAAATCTGCACTAGCTGGTCCCGCATTAGAGCGGTTAATTGCTGCAAGTGGAATGAGCGGGGAAGAGATTGCTGAAAAGCTGAATATCTCCCCTCAGCATGGCAGCAACATAAAAAATAGTAGGCGAAACATGCAGGCAGACATTGCTCGGGAATCACTGAATTGTTTCGACAACCCTGCGTATTCAATGGATATCTTATACGAATTTTCGGGGGGTTATACGTCGCCTGTACTTAGAGGGAAAAATATCGAAGATCACCGGTTAGCTTTTTGGGTTAATGCTAAACAAGAAATCGCAGAAGGACTTGAAAAGTTAGAAGTAACGTCTCTGGCAAAGCCGCCAAGCGAAATGACGGCATTAGAAATGGACGGAGTCATAGCGATGATTGATGAACTAATCGAATCAAAGGTACACATCGACAATTTCCTGATGCGCGTACAAGTGGAATACGAAGTGTCGATTAAAGATCGCCTCAAATCCCTTAAGCCAAGGTGGAAAGCGAAAGGATGGTTGCAGTGATTGAATACGGAGAACCGTTACACATTTGGGGTTCATTTTATTTTATCGGATTGATTTTATTGATGATTGTATTGCACATTTACTTTCTTAAAAAAGCACAAAAAAATAGCAACTGATGCTCGAACATCAGCTGCCGAATTAAATATGTTAGCTATTTCAGTATAGCGAGAGCCTTGGCTCTCGTCAATAAGCTCGGGAATGCAATTCCCCCATGAATCGTTCCTGAGTTTATTGATGGGATTCAACCATCGGAAAGGAAGTGAATACATGCGGGCATACGGAAAGGCAGCCATCACTTTAGGTGAATTAGAGAAGTCGGAAAAGATGGCTGACATCAGGAGCGTCATTCAGGAAGTATCGGAAACTGGGGCTAATGTGGTTCTCGTCGTGAATGAAATGCTTGGAACGATTCGAGAAGGAATATTCATTGCCACCGTCCTTCGGAATGAAGGCTATGAAGTGAAATGGCATAAGCAAGGTATCTTAGTGACATTGTAAGGAGGACAGGAAGTGACTCAGGAAACCGTAGAAAGCATTCAGCACCGAGACATTAAGCGACTGGAAGCAATGGCTTGCAACCTGACGAGGGTTGAGGAAGTGAAGCTGATCCAGCGCATTATCAAAAAATCTTGTTCATCTTCTCCGGTTACAAATGAGTGGCTTGAACAGGAAATGATGGATTTGAGAGGAGCGAAAGTATGAAATATTTATTTCGCCTTTACACTGTTCACCGGAAGAAACTGATTGCTGAAGCTGGCAAAAGCAAAATTCAAGCTCGGTTGGCATTATTGTCCGGAATGATCAAATAAAAAAGAAAGGGAGTGCAGAGAATGAGAAACGTAGAAAGTATGCAGGAATACATCGACACTAGAGATTTTGAAGTGCGTTTGAAAAACCTCTCTGAACGTGCAAACGATCGCATTTTATCAAATGTCATTAGTCATATCTGCTGGCATGGTCCGATAACCCGCACTTGGATGGAAGACGAAATTTCTTCTCAGGAGTTGATAGAGAATGAATCGCTGAAACATGTTGTTGATCATCCGATTGAGGACCATTTCGGTTCGGAAATTCGCACAGGCGATAAGTGGTTCCAGGATGGAGCAGGCCGCGTAGTGTTGGAGAATAACATTGAAGATTATCTGATTGAAGTGGCAAGAGTCGAGTTTTGCCGGGCAATAGAATAAGCCGGCTGCATAAGCAACCGGCTCACCGTCCCATGTGGAGTGGGATGAGTTATACAAACAAATTATGTGCTCAGTATAGCACAACTTGGGAGGAACAGTCATGAAGGAAATAAAAATCAATCGCTTGAAGCTTACAAACTTCAAAGGTATAAAGGACTTCGAATTAGTCGTTAATGGAGAGGATGTTCGTGTTTACGGAGATAATGCCACTGGTAAGACCACTTTGTTCGATGCATTCCTTTGGCTCCTGTTCGACAAGGACAGTCAGAATAAAAAAGACTTTGGCATTAAGACGCTGCAAAATGGCAAGGAAAAGAACATGATCGACCACGAAGTCGAATGTGGATTAACTGTGGATAATGTATCTCTCACGCTTAAGAAAGTGTACCGGGAAAAATGGACGCAGAAGCGCGGATCCATTACGAAAGAGTTCTCTGGTCATGAAACGGACTATTTCATGGATGGTACGCCGTTGAAGAAAGGCGAATTCAATAAACGGATTGAAACCATCGTCGAAGAAGAAATCTTCAAGCTGTTGACGTCTCCATCCTACTTTAATGAACAGGTGAAATGGCAAGACCGCCGCAAGATCCTTCTCAGCATTGTCGGGGAAGTATCAAATACGGAAATCTTCAAATCCAATAACGAATTGAAGGGCTTGGAGCTAATTTTGAAAGGAAAGTCGATGGAAGACTTCCGGATGACAGTCAATGCCCGCAGAAAGGCAATTAATGACGAACTGGACCGCATCCCGATCCGAATCAATGAGATTGAAAAATCCATTCCAGAAGGGGACGGGAATGTTCCGGAGCTGCGTAAGGAAGTCGCACAACTGGACAACGAAATCGAGGACCTGCAAGGACAGGTCAGCGCCATCAAGAATGGCAATGCCGTCCTTACCAAGCAGGGTGATCTGCAGAAAATAGAAATAGAAATCCAGAATCTGAAACGCAAGTTGGAAAGCGGATCGAAAGATGAAGTTTACCGTTTACGGGCGAAGCTTCAGGAAGAACAATCTAATCTGCAGACGTTCCAGTCAAGCAAGCGCTCTGCAGAAGGCCAATTGCAGTTTAACCAAGATAATGTCCAACGTGTTGAAACTAGACTAATGGATTTACGGAATCAGTGGCATAACGTGAACGGCGAACAATTCACCCATGAAGTGGAATGTGAATGCCCGGCTTGCGGACAAGAACTGCCGGAAGAGAAAGTCCATGCAGCCAAGGAAAAAGCTATGGCTCAGTTTAATGCACGGAAATCTGACGAATTGCGGAAAATCACGCAAGAAGGCGAGCGCGGCAAAACCGAGAAGAAAAAGTATCAGAACGAAATTGAGCGCCTGCAGAAAGAAATCGATGCCTTGATTGAGCCGATTGCCGGCAAAGAAAAGGCCATCAACAAAATCAAAGAAGAGCTGCATACTGCTGAGAACAGCATTCAGGATGTCGAAGGCAACCAAGAATACAGCAATCTGCAAATGGAAGCTGCGCATCTTCGTTCCGATATAGCGGAATTGAATAATAAAGCTGAGGAGGCAATCGGCTCTGTGCAAGAGGAAATCGCCGAAAAGAAAATCAGACGCGATAACATTCATACGAAAATTGCCCGCTATGCCAATGTAAAAGGGCTGAAAGAGCGCATCCAGGTACTGAAAGAAGAGGAAGAGCAGCTGGCAGCTGAATTTGAAAAACTCGAACATAACCTCTATCTGACGGATGAATTCATTCGGGCGAAGGTCAGAATCATGGAAGAAAGAATCAACGCCAAATTCCAATTTGCCCGTTTCAAACTGTTTAAAACAAATATCAATGGCGGATTAGAGGAGATGTGTGAAGCCTTGTATGACGGCGTTCCTTACACAGCCGGACTGAACAACGCAGCTCGCATCAATGTTGGTTTGGACATCATTAACACGCTGTCCGAATTCCATGGCATCCAGGCACCGATATTCGTCGATAATGCTGAGGCTGTGACGAAATTGATCGATACCGAAGCGCAGTTAATTAGCCTGGTCGTATCGGAAACGGATAAGAAATTGCGTGTCGAAAACATCAAATTAGAGGAGGCAATTTAATATGACAAACCCAAATGAACTGAAAACGCAAGATACAAGCTTACAAGCTACGCAGTCTGAACGGTTTTTGAAAAATGTTGAGACCCAGTTTGCTGCAGAAGCGGGGGCGCCGATGGCGTTCTCGGATTATGAAAAAACATTAGCGCAGCATTTGTTCTTAAAAGTAGATAATGTCCTCAAGGATTTGGAGACTAAGCGATTGGCTGCTCCAAAGCCATACGGTCAACCGTACACTTGGCAGAACGTGAACATGCGTAAATTAGCACTGGATGCCGTGCATCGCGTTCAGTTAGGGCTTGATGCCCTTGTACCTAACCACGTTCATCCTGTGCCTTATTTTAACAAGCGAGAAGGTAAATACGACTTGGATTTACGAGTTGGTTATGTCGGCAAAGCATACTACCGCCAGCAAGTTGCTGTGGATGTACCAGTGGATATCATCTACGAGCTGGTTTACAGCACTGACGAGTTTATCCCATTGAAAAAATCATTTTCTAATGAAATCGAGTCCTATGAATTCAATATCAAAAACGCTTTTGATCGTGGAGATATCGTTGGCGGATTCGGATATATCGTTTATGAAGATCCCAAGAAAAACACACTCATTATGGTCGGCGAAAAGGACTTCGAAAAATCCAAAAAGGCGGCACAAAGTGATGCGTTTTGGTCCAAGCACCCGGTCGAAATGAGATACAAAACACTCGTCCACCGAGTGACGGATAAGTTGCAGGTGGATCCGAAGAAAGTAAATGCCACTGCTTATGCTTATGTTGAAAACCAGGAAGAAGAAACGGCAGTACGCCGTGAAATCAATGAAAATGCAAATAAAGAAATCTTAGACATCGAATCGCCGCAATCGGGTGGGAAAGATTTTGATTTTGACGACACCGAGACGATTGATGTAGATCAGACTACTGGCGAAATTTTAAATGAACAGCCGGTAAAAGAAACTGTGCCTACAACTGAAGGCCCTGGCTTCTGATGATTGAAATAACAACACTTGCTACCGGATCGAAGGGGAACTGCTACCACATTACGGATGGCCATACGCCCCTTCTCTTGGAAGCAGGAATCCGGTTCAAAGACATTCAGCGCAAATTGAACTTCCAAACACGGAACATTAAAGGCTGCCTGATTACTCACGAGCATAAGGACCACTGTGGAGGCTTGTCTGAGGTCCTGAAAGGCGGCATCGACTGTTACCTTTCACCGGGAACAAAACAGGCCATAGGCATCGAGCATCACCGCTTGATAGCGATAGAAAACAAAAAGCAGTTCCAGATAGGGACATGGACCATCTTGCCGTTTGACGTGCAGCATGACGTCTCCGAGCCGTTTGGTTTCCTGTTGGTGAATACGGCAAGCGAAAAGCTGCTATTCGCGACAGACACCTATTACATCAGGTACCGCTTCAAAGGTCTTACCCATTTGATGGTGGAATGCAATTACTCGCAGAAGATATTGGACGATAATATTGCTTCCGGAAGGACGCCGAAGATCCTGAGAAAGCGGCTGATGCAGTCGCATTTCTCACTGGAGAACATGAAGGAATTTCTAAAAGCGAATGACCTGACACAGCTGCAGGAGATTTGGCTTCTACATCTATCTGATTCCAACAGCAATGAAGAAATGTTCCGCCAGGAAGTCGCGGAGCTCACCGGCAAGATGATTTATATTCCCTAAAGATTTTCGATAGGAAGGAGGTACTGATGTGCAAGGATGGTTTAAATTACACCGAGAAATGTTTGATTCAGATATTTGGCATGACGCCAACACTTTCCGCTTATTTGTTTTTCTGATTGCCAAGGCAAGTCACCAGGATGGCGTAAAGATTAAAGGACGAGTATTGAAGCGCGGACAGTACATTCGATCCTATCGAAAACTTGCGGATGACCTCTCTTATAAAGAAGGCAGGGGGTTCAAAACGCTTTCACTTAGCACAATTAAGAAATGTGTTAGCAAACTTGTTGACGACGAAAGGGTGAACGTTGAAGAAACGGAACTAGGAACACTGTTTACCATCGTTAACTACTCGCTGTATCAGGATTCGGAAGACATAAAAAAAGAAAGTGCGAACGGTGAAAAAGAGGAAGTGCGAACTAACTACGAACTAAGTGCGAACGAACTGCGAACTAACAGCGAACAAGAACAAGAACTAAAGAACTTAAGAACTAAAGAACTTAATTCTACTACAGCTACAACTACCACCCAGCCGGCTGATGATTTCGGAAATATGCTGCAGACCTTTGAAGAAAATATTTGCAGGCTGTCACCTTTGCAAATCGAATCGTTCGGCAAATGGTTTGACGATTTCAATCAACAACCGGAAATCATCATCGAGGCTATATCGATTGCTGCTAACCGCAATAAAAGAAATTTCGGCTTTGTCGAATACCTGTTCAAGGAATGGGCGGACAGCAAGCTGAAGACCATCGAGCAGATCCAGTCGCATGAACGCAACAAATTCAATAAGCAAGCTACTCAGAAAAGCGCTGGCAGGTATCAACCGCGCTCAAATTACGGCAACAAGCCGATGCGGGAAGAATTGCTCCCGGAATGGTTTGGGAAACCCGAAGAGGAACGTGTGCCGGAAACGGTGCCGCAGTCGAATAGCCAATTTGAAGAAGAAAAGCAAAAGATACTTGCCGAACTGGCAGCTAAAAAGGGGCGAGGATATGAGGGAGATTAAATTCAATTTTTACAACACGCGTACCAGAGAATACACGCACTGGAATGATTCAAATGTCGGCCTGAATTTTTCCGCCTTTTGTACCCATGAGCATTTAAGGTTCTTGCAGTATACCGGATTAAAAGACAAAAACGGCGTTGAGATTTTTGAGGGGCATATACTTTCTGCTTTTTATGGCACTCAATTAACATCGGTGAAATGGAATAAGGAGTTTGGACTTTACGAAATCGACCTGCAATTAAGTGGTGGCTCAGAGGCATCTGAAGAATTGCTTGGAAATCACTTAAGCGTAGTTGAAGTCATCGGCAACATCTACGAAAACCCTGAATTGCTGAAGGTCTAATTTTTTAAAATTAAGTTGTCAATATATTCTTTTAATTCGGTAACACAATCATAGCCAACTGGAAAACAATTGAAGGAGGGAATAAATTGGGAAGAACAGCGCATAAATCACAGTCCGTGGACGAGCGTATGAAACAGATTTACCTTCGTGACTTGCACAGTCTCGGTATTACTTCAGGACCAAGTAACGAGCCGTTGCACAGTATGAATAATGCTGATCTCTGTCGATTGATTGCCAGGGAAAAAATGAAACGGGATTAGGGGGAAGGATGGATGTCGGTACCACGAATATTACATTATCCCGGCAGCAAGTGGAGCATGAGCGACTGGATTATTCACCACATGCAGGAGCACAAAACGTATTTAGAACCATTCTTTGGGTCCGGTGCCGTCTTTTTCAAAAAAGAGAAGTCAGGAATTGAAACAATCAATGACATGGACAGCAGCATCGTGAATCTATTCAAAGTCATCAGAGACCACCCGGTGGAGCTGGCAAGAAAAATCGAATGGACGCCTTTCTCCAGGGAAGACTACTATGCTTCGTACGAATTCGAGACCGGGGACAGCATCGAGGACGCCAGAAGATTCCTGGTCCGCTGTTGGCAAGCTATCGGAGCAAAAACAAGCGACCGAACAGGGTGGCGAAGCTTAATTTCCTCGAATGGTCCAGATGTGGCGAAGGAATGGAGCAAGTTGCCTGAAAAGATAATGCTTGTCACTGACCGGTTGAAGGAAGCGCAGATAGAGCACCAACCAGCTGTGAAGTTGATTGAACGCTACAAGCGGAGCAACGTGCTAATTTACGCGGATCCGCCATACATCATCGAGACGAGAACCAAGCGCCATTATAAGCATGAAATGACGATTGAGGACCACATGGAATTGCTCGAAGTTTTGGATGCACATCCTGGACCGGTCCTACTGTCAGGCTATGCTCACGAAATTTATGACAGCAAGCTCAGCGACTGGGAACGTCAAACTCTCGATGTAGCAGCTGAAGCAGGAGCTCGCCGGCAAGAAGTGCTGTGGATTAACCAGGTTGCTGCTAAGGCAGGGTACTTTCAGGATTCATTATTTAAATGAGGAGTGGAGGCAATGGAAACTTGTAAACGGTGCAACCGACAGTTGAAGACCGTCAAGAGTATCGACGTCGGTTATGGTCCAACTTGCAAAAAGAAACAGGATGAAGCAGACGCGGAGTTTCTTCGGATTCAGATTACGATGGAAGAGGAATTGGAATATCAGAAAAAAGTGAAGAGGTAACAGAATTTCATAGACAAAAAAGGATAGCAGCCGCTATCCTTTTGGCCATTACAGAGAGAACGGGGGTCATTTTATTGCGCATGCAAGAAGTTAAAATTTCGGAGACAGGAATTCTGGAATTGGATATAATGGAATTACCAGAAAGTTGCATCCTTGTAATTTCTCAGGGGAAAGCAAAATATGCCTCACTTCCTGCTCATGCTGAAACGAGCATTGTTACGTATAAAGGGAAAGTGAAGCGGGTTAATTTCGATGAGGGGGAAGATTTTTAGTGAATGTAATTGGAAGTGTATGGGAAGCTGTAAAGCCTGTTTGGGATGTAGTTAATCCGATTTGGGTAGTAGTGGGGCCAGCAGCTGGCTTTGGGCTTAAGAGTGTATTGGAAAACAAGAAAAAAAAGAAAATTAATTCTAGCGAATCTAAAGATTCTATTGAGCAAGCAGTTCATTTAATTTCAGCGAAATATTTCAGCATCGGAAGAGACATTGAGCTTTACAAATTTACCGGAAGCAACATAGCTGGATTAAATGAATTTCCTGTAGAGTGGATTCCAAGTCAAAAAGAGTTAAATGCCCTTAGCCGAGGCAGAATGATTGATGATTGTACAGAAATTATATCAATGGATTTGACGGTCAAAGACAAAGATTTCAAGGAATTTGAGGAAAATATTCGCTCTTTTATGCATGAGTGTAGAAACTTAAAGCGAATTATGGAAAACAAGGAATTTGATGAACTTAAAATATCAGTCATTCAAACTGTTGATGAAAAATTAAAAGAATCACACGGAAAAATCATGAATGACTTTAGAAATTTTTAGCCGGCACCAGCAAACTGGAGGACATTATAACAGCTCAATAGAGAAATTATAAAAGGGTGAATGTTAACGAGGGGGAAGATTTTTGATGGGACTAGAAGAAAGTACTTTAAAACACTTAAAGAAAGAAGTCAAGAATACAGGAGGTATAAATTCTCACTCGGATAGGTTGGCTTTTACTGAGCATTTATCTAAAACACATAGTAAGGATTTATTGAAATTTTATATTGCAGATTTAAAAAGTATTCCAAATACGTGGAGTTTTATAGCAACAAGTACAAATAGTATCATAACTCTATTTATAACGATCACTTTTGGAATATTTGCAGTAGCTCTTGGTTACTATTACACTTTAAATTTAGAAGTTTTAAAATTGGGAAAGCAAACTGAATCTGACACTCTTCTGTCCACTTTAATTAGGGGAATAGGAATAGTGGCTTTCGTATTAGTATTCTTTACAGTTATGGTTTCAGAGAAAATAAAACAAGCGACATTTTATTTATCAATATGTGAAGTAGCCTTAGAAAATGATATAAATTCAAATGAAAATATCGGAAATATTCAAACAGTTGAAGAAACAAATATTGCATAAAGTATAAAAATTCCCTCCAATTGAGAATTGAATATTATTAATAAGTCATTTATAGCTCGAAAGGGGAAGGGGGGAAGAGTTTTGAAAAATATCGAAGTACTTTATCAAGTTAAACGTCCAGATGGTTTATATTCCGAAGTAAAGAAATTTCGATTAGCAGCTATAACGAATTCTGATCAACATGATGAAATGGAATTCAAGGAGTATTTCACTGGATTAATTGCGGAATCTGAAAAAGTGGAAAGAGAATCAATTCGAGCAAAGGGTTATAAAGAATTTAGATAGTCCGCACCAGCAAACTGGAGGACATCATTACAGCTTAACCGCTGTTTTGGTGTCCTCTTTTTTATTTACTTTAAAGGAGATGGGTGAAATGAGAACAATGCGAGAGCAGCTTATAGCAAAAGGCATCGTGGTCCGTCTGAGTGTTAAAGAAGAAGTTGCTGATACAAAGAGAAGCAAAAAGCCGAAAGAGCAGCTCAGCCACAGAGAGCTGCAAGAATTAATGGGCAGTAATCGCGAGACATTCAAACGTGCTAGAGGTGGAGCAATCCGCCGCAATAGATAGGAGGGGTGAAGATGAAGATATGGGCTGATGAGCTGATTTTGCAGTACAAGAAGCACCGTAGCGAGTTGGTGAAAAAGAGGAACAAGATGAACAAAGAAGATCCGCAGGACAAACTCGATTTAACTCATTACAACAGCATGATTGATGAAATGGATTTTGTGCTGCAGTGGTTGGAAACCGGTCGAGATCCTAATAATTATCGTGGAGCGGATAGAAAAGGTGTATATCAGTATCAGTCATTCCAGAGCATTGACTTCATCCCTGATATTACTGAACAGATTGAGGAAGGTCCTAAGCACCTCTATATGTCTGCTGAAGAAAAAATCATTATGGCTGATATATTTTCCTCTTTATCGTTTCGTGAGCGACATTGTTACGTTTTGCATGTCGGCCGGCAGATTAGTGTAGCAAAGATTGCAAAAGGTTTAGGAGTAGGAAAGTCAACGGCTCAAAGCTATATTGAACGAGCCAAAAGGAAGATAAAAAAGAGAGTTTCCTAGTCCTCCTTGCCGTACGTTTGCCGTACGATGTCCCTATATATGAAGGGGAGAAAAAGAGGGGATGCGTTCGAGCGAACAGTCCCTCCCATAGCCCCGTTTAAACGAGTGGTTTTAATTGGATATAAAGGATTTTATATAATCTTCCTAGAAGTAATAATTGGGGAGGTGAGATTAAATGCAACCAACAGATAAATATCCAGATTTTGAAGAGAAAATTGCTAAAAAAATTGAAGAAGAGGGTTCTGAAATTCTTGGTTTAAAAGCGACACTTGCGCTAGCTTCATTGTTAGATGAAAAAGGAATCATTAAATACGAAGATTATATCGACAAATTTTATGAATCTTTAGCTACAGAAGAATAGTGAAAGTATAACCACTCTTTGGAGTGGTTTTTTATTATGTCTATAAATTAAATGACACTCCTGCCGATAAAAATAACTGGGAGGGGTGAAAAGATGCCAGAAATGCAGTTGTTAGATTGGAATGTAATTTGGAGTGATTTTCAAATTGCTTTTGGCCCGTTTGCAGTAGCACTTATTCCAGTGATTATAGCAGCGGTAGTGCTTTTGATCATAAAGCAGCTAATACCAAAGGGAGTCTTACGCCAAATCTTTGGAATCGTAAGCATGGTTATTATCGTTTACATCGCTATTACTTCTATTTCAAATACTACGATGAATTGGTGAACTAGTTTAAGCATCCTTAGAGATGCTTTTTATTATGTCTAAAAAAGCGAATAGCGCGAGAGTGGGTGATAGAAGGATGGCAAAAGGTAAGTATCTTGAATGGATAACCGAAGAAGGGGTGGCGCTGCTGGGTGGGTGGGCTAGAGACGGCCTAACTGATGAACAGATAGCTCATAACATGGGCATCAGCCGGTCGACGTTGAATGAATGGAAGAAGAAGTACCCGGACATTTCGGACACCCTAAAAAGGGGCAAAGAAGTTGTTGATCGTCAGGTAGAGAATGCAATGATCAAAAATGCAATGGGCTATGATTACGAAGAAGTTACTTATGGAACTGTAGAAATGAGCAGCGATGAATTTGCTGAACGTGTTGATGCAGAGGCAGATTTGTTCATGCAGCAGAATCCAAAGGCCACATCTGAAGAAAGACTTCGGTTTATTGCATCCATTCCGAGAACGAAAGAAGTAGTGATTAAACGAGTCACGAAACATAAGGCACCAGAGACACTGGCTCAAATCTTCTGGCTGAAGAACCGTAAGCCGGAGCAGTGGAGGGATAAACAGGAAATCAACCACAGTGGCGGCTTGGACAACAAGCTGGATCTTACGGGGCTTTCTGTCGAGGAGTTGAGGAAGCTTGCTCAAACTGACGGATAAGCAACGGAAGCAGCTGGCATGGGAAGCGCAGAGTGAACTGGCTCGCCGCTCCTATCGCGATTATGTGCTCCATGTCCATCGTGGTAATTACAAACACTTCCGGCATACCGAATACATTGCTGACCGGTTGGAGCCGATTGCCCAAGGGCAGCAGAAGTACATGTTCATTGAAATGCCTCCACGGCACGGGAAGAGTATGACGGTTACTGAAAGCTTCCCGAGTTATTACCTATCCAAGAATCCACAGAAGCGGGTTATTGCTGCTTCCTATTCGGATACATTGGCTAAAAAGTTCGGCCGCTTGAATCGGGCAAAGCTCGAAGAATATGGACCATTTCTCTTTAATGTTTCGCTCTCCCAAGCCAATGCCTCTCAAAGTAACTGGGATGTAGGTGCTTTTGGTGGCGGGATGATCTCCACAGGTATCGGGGGCTCCATCACAGGTCAAGGTGCGGATTTATTGATTATTGATGACCCATTCAAGAATGCCCAGGCTGCAAACTCACAGACCATTAGAGACAGCGTTTGGGATGAGTGGGAGTCGACACTTTCAACCCGATTGCATAAGGGGGCTTCGGTCATTGTCATTATGACGCGCTGGCATGAAGACGATTTAATCGGTCGTTTACTCGAGCGTTCTCCTCATACATGGGAGCGGATTCGCATGCCGGCCATCGCAGAAGATGAAGATGACCTACTTGGAAGGGAAGTCGGAGAGCCGCTGTGTCCCGAACTTGGTTTTGATGAGAAATGGGCAGAAGATAAAAAGACCGAAGTAGGTTCGCGGACTTGGAACGCGCTTTTCCAGCAGCGTCCCGCTCCTGCAGGCGGTACCATCTTCAAACGCGAATGGTGGAAGTTCTATAAAGTGGCTCCCGCTCATTTCGATGAAATCATCCAGTCCTGGGACTGTACTTTCAAAGATGCTGAGACTTCGGATTTTGTTTCCGGACAAGTCTGGGGGCGCGTTGGAGCGGATAAGTATCTCCTGGATCGCGTGAAGGAGAAGATGGGTATCAAAGCAACCATGCAGGCCATTCGAACAATGTCGGCCAAGTGGCCGCAAGCCAGGGCAAAGCTGATTGAGGATAAAGCGAATGGAACTGCAGTCATCGAAATGCTGACAAAGGAGATACCCGGGCTTATTCCGGTCAATCCGAAAGGTGGCAAAGTAGTTCGGGCGCAGGCGGTTGCTCCAGAAGTCGAAGCAGGCAACGTTTACTTGCCTGATGGCTCGATTGCTCCATGGATTCACGATTATGTAGGCGAATTCAGCACGTTTCCGTTCGGTAAGAATGACGACGATGTCGATAGCATGACACAAGGATTATCACGCTGGCATGAACCGCAGGGAGAATCGAAATACGTATTGCCGCCGATGATTGGCGGAATAAAGAGGGGGTGAGTGCTTGAAATTCTTCAATTGGCTCAGACCAAACAAAGAAGAGCAATTAAGACAACAAGTCCGAGCAGCTGCTAATAAAGCGAAGCGTGGACAGCAGACAAAGCAAACGGCTTTCAAATGGGAGCAGCAGTGGGGGCTTTATGAAAAAGTGTTGAGCCGCAAATCCTACAGCTCGAAAGAAGTCATTGATAGCTTAAAAGTAATTCGGGATTTAAATCCGGATGCGAGTATGGCTATCTGGAATTTGCAGCGCTTAGTGAACAGTGGCTTTGAGGTTGTCGCGCAGCGGCCAGACGGAACGACCGACGACGCTATGACGGAGAAGTTGGAAGACCTGGCTAAACGTGTCGGCCCTCTTTACGGAGGCGGCATGGACCAGCTGGTAGGCGTTTGGACATTGGCGGGCTACACAAGCGGCGGCTTTGCTGCAGAAGTCGAATTGAATGAGCAACTGAATGATGTGGTGGACATCCATGTCGTTGAAGCCACATCCATCGATTTCATGCGGGACAAAGAACAGAAAATGAATATGGTACAGCGGCAGTCTGACGGATCACTCAAAGTGTTGAATCCGGAGACTGTTTTTTATTATCCACTGGATCCGGATGTCGGTGATCCATACGGCCGGTCGCCGCTCCTCCCGATTCTGCAGATCGTCTTCTTCCAGGTGCAAGTCCTTAAAGACTTGCAGCGGGTGATTCATCACCAAGGATATGAGCGGTTTGATATTTCGATAGTAGAAGAGGCCATCCTGAAGGCCATGCCGGATGAAATTAAATACGAACCAGCCAAGGTGAATGAGTTTGTCCAGGCTTTTGTGGGAGATATTGAAAAGCATTTCAGTGAATTGGAGCCGGACACCGACTTCATCCATACGGATTCCGTTAAAGTGCAAACTGCAGGTGGAGCGGGTGGCAAATCGATGGATGCGACTCGAGTGATTGGTGTCATTAATGAGCAAATCGTTTCCGCTCTGAAGATGCTGCCGATTCTACTTGGCCGCAATGAAGGAACGACCGAAACGCACGGGACCGTCCAATGGCAAATATTCGTTGCGGGTGTGAAGAGCATTCAGCGAACGATTAAGCGCCTAATGGAGCGGTCTTTTAACGTTTACTTACGGATTCAGGGATTCCAGGGAAGAGCGAAGGTGACCTTCAATGAAATTCCTGTTCGAAATGAAATGCAGGAAGCTCAGGCAGAACAAACTCGCACGAATACGAAAATCATCCAGGTGCAGCAAGGATGGATTGATAACGACGAAGCCGCAAATGATATTACGGGCCATGATGCAGTCGGTCCCGCTCCAGCACCTAGTAATCCGATACTCAATTCCTTCCGTCCGCCGACAAGTTCGGCGCGAATGATGGGAAAGAACCGAGCCGATGAAGACGAAATAGAAGAAGGCGCAGCGGCATTCATCGGCGAAACAGAGGAGCCATGGGCCGAACAGGTGGCAGAACTGACGGATCAAGCGGAAGAAGCTTTCGGGCGTTTCATGAAATACCAACGAGAGGAATACATTGCCCGGATGAGAAAGGCTGGCACGCCGCTAAGCACAGAGCAAGAGGCAATCGAGAGTTTTCGTGATTGGGTGGAAACGAATGTCCTTTTTGACAGCTCGGAGCAGCTCGCGCTTTGGAATGAACTTGGCATGGACTGGATAGCGGTCGCCGCCGTAACTGCTGGAGAAGTTAATGCCCTGACGTTTGATGTGGATGTCGTCTTTAATTCGCAGGATGAAGTTCTTTTGCGGGCTTTGAGTGACCGCTCCAGGAGGTCCGCTGAATTCATTCAAGGTGTTACAGACGAAAGTGTGCTGATGTCTCTTTGGGATGTCGTGGCTGACGGGAAATATGATATTGCCAAAGCCACAAAGGTTTTGGAAGAGGACCATGCCTTCAGCAAGAACCGCGCACGTGTCATTGCTCGCACCGAAATGATTGGAGCGGCAAGAGCAGGCCAGAATGATTCCGACAGGCAGAGTGGTCTGGTCATCGGTAAAATATGGCGTTCTGCTAAGCAAGACCGTACAAGACCGGGGCATCGAAAAGCGCATGATCAAACAGTTGCCTTTGATGAGCCTTTCCTGGTGGAGAATAACAAAGGTGAGATCGAGCAGATGATGTATCCAGGAGATTCTTCACTTGGTGCATCCGCTTCTAACGTAATTCAATGCCGGTGCTGGTATAAACGAATTTTGGCAGGCGAGGAAATGTAAAAAACCGCTGTGAAAAAGCGGTTTTTCTTTAGACTATAACCCTTTACTTGTTAACCATGTCCAGAGAGATTTGTTCGCATAACCACCATAATTAGAAGTTACTCTTGTTATAAATACACTATCATTCGCATCCATCGCAGAACGGACTATATCTCTAATTTCATTTGCTCTTTTTGGAGTGTCTACGAACCAGACTGACTCTAAAGGGTGATTAGTATCTCCTAAAGATTTTATTTTCTCGTAGAGCTTTGAATAATCTTGCCCAGGAGATTTTAAATCATACGTAATTATATAAACCGTCATAAAATATCACCTCGCTTTCAATTTAATATATTCCACAAATAACATAAAATTCCTTTGAGAGGAGGTGAATGAATTTGGGGGAAAGTACAGTATTGCATCTGCCGGCACGCATTACGCTGTCAGCAGAAGAGGCACCAAATACGGATGTGGATCTCGAAAAGATTAATCGGCATACCTTGGAGCCGGTTGAAGCAGCTGAAATTTTTACATTCAGCGGGAATTGTTCCAATGATCGAATGGATTCGCACTTTACGCGGATGGATCCACTCACAACGCTTCGCAATTATGCGGATGACCTGAAAAACGGGGTCAGCCTGCAGGAAGGGCATAACGTTTACGTGAATCCGTACGGCCGCTCCTATGATGGAGAGGTCAAAACGATAGGTGACGAGACTGGCCTATCGAACGCAGTCCGTGGCAGCTGGTACATCATGCGAGGGGTCACAGCAAACGGGAACAAAACCGACGATACCATCAGACAGATAAAAGCGGGAATTGTCCGGGACATGTCAGTTGGATTTTCAGGCGGATCATATCGATGCGGCAGCTGCGGAAAGGATTTATGGAATTCGGATTGTCCGCATATTCCGGGGCTTGAAGATGAGAATGGCCGCATATCCTTTGCTTGGATCGTGGATGCGCGACTTCGGGAAGTCTCGACCGTTTATAAAGGGTCAACGCCAGGAGCGTATATCGACAAAGCGCGGGAGTATGTGAAGCAAGGTCAAATGGAAATAGACAAAGTGCATCAATTGGAGCAGCGATTCAACGTTCGTTTGGACGATGGAAGCCGCTCCTTTTATATTGCAGAAAAGAAGAAGGGAACAGGGTCAAACATGGATTTATTAGAACAAATGAGAACGGCCATTAAAGAAAACAAAATCGAAAAGCGCTCAGTTTATGAGTTGCTGGGTACGGAGGGCGAGAAATTCCGTCAGCCGGATGATATTGCCATCCGCAATGAACTTGGTGATGCAGCCAGCGTTGATGGCGTGAAGAAAATGAAAGAAGAAGCGGAGCAGGGCCGTCAATACCTTGCTGATTTAGTCGACAGAGCAGTGGAAGCGCGTGTGCGTGCCCAAGGCGAAGGATTCAAAGCAGAGCCTTACAAAAATATGCTCTCCCGTTCTGCAGATATCGAATACATCAAGTCTGAGATTGAGTCTTATGATGCGATGGCAGCGGAGCGGTTCACGCCAGGACGCCAGACGGAAGCAGAAATACTTAAAGCCCGCCAGCAGGGCGGCGATGATGATGTCATCGTATCTGAAACATATAAAGGAGTTGGGCAATAATGATCAACAAACGTGGTGGGGTTGTACCCGATAGTTTTGGCTTGTCACTTACAGTATTCGCGCAAGATGCGACAGCAGCTGCTCCGGTAAAAGCCGGTGCACCTTTGAAGCTCGCTACTACTGGAGCTTATCACGCGGTGAAATGCGCTGATGGTGATGCAGTAGAGCTTGTTGCGAAGCATACAGTAACGGATCCGGATGCGCCGCTTGGCGTACATGCTTATGGATTCTCACGCAATGCTGAATTTAAGTATTCAGGAGCGGTCGCAGTTGGAAATTCAATTGTGGCAGACGCTAATGGCGGCGTAAAAGCAGCAGTCGATGGCGCAGGAGCAGCAGTGGACAATGGAACATTTGTGGCGTTAGTAAATACAGCGAAAGGCACAGTAGAAGTACTGTTGCCATAATGGAGGGGAAATAATGGAATTCAAACACAAGATTAAAAACAGCCGCGGGGAAGTAATTGAATTAAAGAACGGTTCGGACCTTAAATCAGCCATTAAGGATGCAGCAGGAGCGGATGGCCGCATTGCCGGTCAAGCGCAGGACCTCATGAGCAAAAACAGCTCAGCGACATTCCGCGCTTACCTGGATCAGCAGGCGATTACGGTTAAAGATGCAATTCGTTCTCTTGGTTTTGCTGATGTTGGACCGATGCAAGCACGCGCTTTATATGAAAACGACAACACAAAGCCGCTCTTTAACGCAGTTCTGGAAGATGGCTTCCGTGAAGGATATTTGGCTGCCGGCCGTGCAAGCGAACTGGTTGCTCAAACGATTTCAATGGATCAGATGTCTTATCAGTACTACGAAATTGAAAACAAGGAAAACGACGATCTTGACCTGAGCTTGGTCGGTCAGGGTGCACCAATTCCAGTCGTTACAATCAAGCTGGATACGAACCACACCATCTTCGTTTACAAACGTGGTGGCGGTATTGAAATCACGGACGAAGCGAAGTCAATGCGCTTCGATATGCTCGCTTTGCACTTGCGCAAACGTGGCCTTCAGATGGGCCGCACGGACGAGAAGCTGGCAATTGCCCGCCTATTGAACGGCTACTTCAAAGACGGTACCGATGCCGCTCCGACAATTGGCGTTAAGACAGCCAATGACTGGAAGATGTCGGATATCTGGTACGCAGCACAGCACGGAAACCAGGAACACGGCTTTACTTATAACCGCGCTGTCATGAACCTGGCGACTGCAGAGAAATGGGCGACGATGAAAGAGGACAACGGCCAAATGATCTTCTTGAACGAGCTGAAAAAAGGCGATATGCCCGATATGCTGCGTATGGCGCCATTTATTTCGGAATCTATTCCGGATAACCGCATCATGGTCGTTGATACACGCTTTGCATTGGCAGAATACCAATACAAGCCATTCTCTGTTGAAAACGAACGCAACGCGAAGACGCAGGTGGAAGGTTCATACGCCACTGTCACTTCTGACTATGTGCCATTCGATAAGAATGCCCGCATGATCATCAAACTGGATTCTGTACGATAAGGGGGAGAGCCTAGTGGCTAAGATAGACACAGCAAATGAAATCGTTGAAGAATTTCCGAATAAAGGCTTCGATGCCGAGCAGCTAAAAGAAGAAAATACGCAGGAAGAGCTGGATCAGCTTCAGCAAGACCTGAGAGCGGAGCGGGAAGGAACAGGGGATAAAACCTCTGAGCCTTCTGAAACTCCAGCACCTGAAGCGTCTGCAGCTCCAGCCAAAGAATCTGCAAAGAAATACAAACTGAAGGATCCCGAGACTTCCTACCAGGAAGTCGGCTTCACATTAGCGGATGATCAGGAAAAGGAGCTGCCAGAGAATCCTTCTTCATTCCTGCTGGGCTATATTCGTTCTGGCTTTATTGTCGAGGTGAAATGATATGGGGTTTGCAACAACGGTTGAAGTAAAGGACCGAGTGTCTTTCGAAGAACTCAATACGATGGATGATGCCAAGCTGACAGTATTAATTGAGCGGGCGGAGCGGTGGATCAAGCGATTCACCGGCCGCAGCTTTTCAGAAGAGAGGGATCCGGACAAATTGGCGGATTTACGGCACGCAACTGTTCTCCTTGTTGAGTATCTATGGTTCCAGGACCAGCCGGATATGAAGGAAGAGGCATTTGATAACGTTCAGACCGAGAAAATCGGTTCGTATTCCTATACTAAGAATGCGAAGCCGGGTGAAGCGACAGGTGTAGTGGAATTGGATCAAATCCTTTTTTCATTACGCCCTTCTGCTGACTTGAAGCCGATGTTCTTTTCGACATTCGGACCCGGTGGTGGAACGCGATGAGCTTGCGCCGCTTATTGATCCATACCTGTACGACTACAACGCCCGGCCAGAAAACAGGCGAAACGGAATATGGCAAGCCCATCTATGGGACTGTAACGAAAGAAAATGTTCCTTGCCGCTCCGATCTGATTCAGCAGTTCAAGTCTACGGATATGTACGGAACAGATGTCATTTCGAAAAATATGCTGTTCCTGGAACCGGATGAGGACTTCACTGAACAAACTCGCTTCTCAAACATCCGGGACAAGGAAGGGAACATCCTTCTGGAAGGCAGCTATACAATCGACGACAGCAAGCCCGCTTATGGACGTAAGCGACTGCATCATCATGAAGTCTCTTTGAAAAAGGAGAGTGATTCAAGTGGCTAATGGCGCAATGAGTTTCAACTTCAAAATGCCGGAGGAGCTGATGGAACAGTTCTCGGAATCGAACTTGAAGAAGGCCCGTACAAAGGCTGTTGAAGCCGCTGGAATGGTTTGGGCAGATGAAACAAAAGAGATCGTCATGGAAGACGATCACATTAATACGTCTTTGTTCATCAATTCCATCGGATATGTGACGGGTTTCGCCGGCAATTCAGAAGGTCCGCGGGCAACTGAAGGCGACGTCGTTCATGAAATCACCGATGAAGGCGGCAAAACAACCCTTCAAATCGGTTCTGCAGTGAGTTATGCGCCTGTACTTGAGAAGAGATATAACTTGATGGCGCGAGGGTTGGACCGGGCGCAAGAACGGATGAACCGTGTAGCGGACCATCAAATCAAAACCATACTGAAAATCTAAGGAGGATTTGAATGATTGATTATATAGATTCAATTCCTCCGGTTTTTCGGTTCTTTAAAGCACGCACCGATCTTCATGTAGATGCAAACACCTTCCAGTCGAACATCACGGATGGCCTGCTCGTTCGTTCTGCAGGCGGCGTCGGCTTTACCCGCATTCAGATGATCTTCCGCTCCAAAGATGAAGCGGCGGCCATGGCAGGGCTTATTTCCTGCATGAATATGCTGGAGCGGGAAGCCGCAGCCATTACAGGATTGAGAGGCAGCTGGTGTGAACGTGAAGGGAATCCTGTTCCGTCGAAAGATGAAGAGACAGGAGCTTTTGAAGCGTGGGTTTATATGAGATTGGAACACTTAGAAGCATAGGAGGAAACAAAGATGGCAGATAATACTAAGCTCGAAAAGAAAGCTACAGAGTCTCGCAAGATTGTTTGCAAGGGGCCTGCTGATAAAAATAGCGGCGCTACAATTCTCCGATTGCCTGAAGAAGGCACGAAGAAGAAGCCCTTTGATATTTACGAGGGTCAGACGCTAATCGTTGGGCGCGAAGTATCAGAAGAAACAGCAAAAAGGTTATTGGATATGAAATCATGGAAATTCGAGGAGGTTAAGTAATGACACCGGATATCTTCAATGTAAACTCAGAAAACTTTGTAGGCGGCCCAGGTCGCCTTGTGGTTGCAGACCTAGCAATAGCTGCTCCAACAAAAATCAGTGACGTAATGGATACGACGACACCTTACAATTTAAAGAACGGGTGGCGGGATCTTGGTGCAACCAATGATGGAATCTCGATTTCACGTGGATTCTCTACAGAAGACTTCGAAGTGGATCAAGTGATGGGGCCAGCGGATACAGAGGTTACCGGATATACACATTCACTTTCAACAAGTTTGGCGGAGAACACGCTTATCAATCGCCAGCTCGCATTGGTTGGTGGCGAAATCATTGAAACACCAGCTGAACTTGGAGCTGCTCAGGCACTTGCAGGTGCCTTGGCAGTTGGTGCAAGAATTGTCACGCTAACAACAGCGGATGTCGCTTTTAAAGCAGGCGGGTGGTTGCAATTCACTGGTGGGGAAATGAAGAAAATTGTATCGGTCGATGGGACTAGCGTTGTATTGGAATCGGGCGTAGAGAAAGCGTATGCGACTACCGACAGTGTTTCTCCAATCACTTCTTTGCCAACAAAACGCATTGGCTATGGTACGAAGCGCGATGTGCCATTCCAGCGTTATGCACTGATTAGCCAGAAGAAAGACGGTTCTCTTTATATGGCCGTTATCCGCAAAGCTCAGGTCACAGGGGACGACAAAGAGCAAAGTTTCAATAAATCCAAACGGGTATTGCCGCTTTCACTTACTGCATTCCCTGAAGATGGCATTGCGGACGAAGAGAACGTGTATTACGAAATCGAAGAATCTATCTAATCGGGAGGAAACTTTTCTATGGCAGCAAATAAATTAAAATCTTTGGATATTAACGAAACAATCGGCAGCATCACTTTAACGGATAGGGAAACGTCAATTGACGTTCCTCGTCTTGATATCTCTAAAATCATACGGATTGTGAAATTCATCGGGACAGACGGTATCCGGATTTATAGTCGCCTCCGCGAGCTCCTTCAAAACGACGAACTCACTTCCTTCGAGAGAATCATTGCAGTCGTTGAGGAATTGAAGGAAGAGCAGCTCATCCGTGTCGTCGCAATTATATTGGACATTGATGATAAAGAAGCCTTGAAACTGGATTTAAACGAAATATTGGATGTGCTTATTGTACTTTCCGATAACACGAATTTAGACAAAACTTTTACCCAAGTCCGGACCCTGGCGAAGAAGATGTTCCAGGTGGAGATTCCGGACTTCCAGACGATCATTCAGGAACGGTTCCCGGCAGCGGAAACGGAAACCGTGACGGTGGAAGTCGGTTAGACTTTGATGAGTTCATCGATCAGCTCATCAAACAGATTGGCTTAGTATCGTCCCACTTTGGCTACAAGGAAGAATACGTTCTCGGGCATACCGCTGACTGGCTCAGACGCAAATACGAGCAGGCAGTTGAAGAAAAATACAATGCCAGCCGGGAGCGCTCGGTTGAAGGTTTCAACGGCCTGAGATTGTTGGTCGATAGCATGTTCAATCAAGGGAAAGGGTTTAATGAAATCCTTCCTACGTTTAAAGAACTGAATAAAAAAGAAGTGAAAGCTAAGAAAGATAATTTTGTGGGCGGAACTTGGTGGAAGTCGGAGTAATTATTCCGGCTTTTTTATTTTGTCCTGGAAAGGAGGGGGAACATGGCGACGAATGGGAAGAGCAATATCGAAGTAACAGCGGATACCAGGAAAGCGCGGAAAACGATGGGGGATTTCTTCCGGGACATCGAAAACTCCGGAAGAAGATTCAATCAGGTCCTGAACAGTTTGGATCCATTCAATGATCTGCAGAGGGATGCCGTCCGAACATCGAGAGAAATGGATGAGCTACGTGATGCAGCAAGACGCTTGGATTCCGGATTGGATAACTTAGGAGACGGGAATAACCTAGACGATTTAACGCGTGACTTGGACACTGCTGACCGCAATATGGATGACTTGGAAGCCAGCACAAGTAACGTCGATGCTGCTTTGAATAACGCAAGGCGGGAAGTTGAGGACTTCGGCGATGCGTCAGTTCGTGAATCTCGTGAGGCAGAGGGTTCTTTCGGAAGACTTGGTGAAACGGCCAAAAGAATTGGTGGAGTTTTGATTGCAGCTTTTGCCGTCGATAAAATTAAAGACTTCGCCACGGACTTGGCAGCCACCGCTGGATCTGCGCAAGCAGTGAAAGCTCAGTTCTCAACTGTTTTCGGAGATATGGAAAGTGAAGCTGCAGAGCGCTTAGGCGCAATAGCGGGAGAAGCTTCTATTCTAGAAAACCGTATGAAAGAAAGCTTCGCCAAAATCGCAGCATTCGCCAAAACTGGCGGTATGGACACAGCCGATTCATTGAATCTTGCTGATCGGTCGATGCGAGCCATCGCAGACAGTGCAGCTTTCTATGATAAATCGCTGGAAGACACAACTGAAAGTTTGCAGTCGTTCTTGAAAGGAAACTTCGAGAACGACGCAGCTCTCGGGTTATCAGCTACTGAAACCACCCGGAATGCAGCTGCAAACGATTTATACGGGAAGTCTTTCAAGGACTTATCGGAATCACAGAAGCAGCTGACACTCCTGCAGATGGTCGAAGATGCCAACAAAGTTTCTGGAGCATTCGGACAGGCAGCTCGTGAATCTGATGGATGGGAAAACGTAACAGGGAACATGAAACAAGCCTGGACAGATTTTAAAGCTGTGATTGGAGAGCCATTTCTTGACGTTGCTGTCACAGGTTTGAAGAACATGACAGCACTTGTTTCTGGGCTGGATACTGAGGCGATACGCGATAACATTGGCGGAGCTTTTAAATTCGTTGGTGGAATCGTCGGGACTGTCAAAGATAAGGTTGGAGAATTCGTGGATGCTTTTGGGGCTTTGCGCGACTTCTTGAAGGGCGATGAATCTGCAGAAAGTATATTATCTAGCTTTGGTGTGAATCCAGAAGAATTTAGTGACACCATTCAAATGGCAAACATCATGAAGGAAGCCTTATCAAAAGTCTGGGACTCATTCAAAGATGGGAAGACTTACGTCGATGCAGTCTTTGCATTGTTCAAGAATGAAGACGGAACAGCTATAAGCCTCCTTCATCAAATGGGTTTAAAACCCGAAGAGATCCAGCCGATTATGGATGCGGTTCATGAGGTTCAAGCTGTTTTCGAAGACTTCGGTGAAAGGATAAAGACAGCGCTATCTCCAGCGAAAGAAGCAATTGAGGGTGTCTTCGCTTTATTCTTGAATATGGATGGAACAGCAATTTCAATCTTTCATGCACTGGGCTTAAATCCAGAAGAAATTCAAAAAATTATGGATGCAGTTGACGACATTAAGCAATCCTTTTCGGACTTATGGTCTGAACTAATCGATCTTGCGAAAACGCATGGCGGAAACATGGCGCAGTATTGGACGCTGATTATTGACACTGCAGTGGCAGTATTCAAGTTATTAATGCCTTACATCAAGCCAGCGTTAGAGGCAGTATTTGTATTTGTATCTGGAATAGCAAAGAAAATTTCTGATTTTTGGAAATCTGATGGCGAACAACTGATGCAAGCGATCGGGAATGTATTCAAAGGAATTCTAGCAGTTATAGAATTTATCATGCCGCTTGTTCTCGGCATCATTAAAATAGTTTGGGGCAATATAAAAGGCGTCATTTCCGGAGCCTTAAATGTCATTATGGGCATAGTAAAAATATTCTCCGGTTTATTTACTGGCGATTTTAAAAAGATGTGGGAAGGCTTGGTTCAAGTATTCAAGGGAGCAGTCGAATTTATCTGGAATTTTATCCAGCTGACATTCTACGGCAAGATACTTGGAGGTGCAAAAGCATTCATTCTGACATTCCGCACATTCTTCGTGAATTTGTGGGCTGGGATAGTCCAGTTATTCAAAGGAAACGCAACAAATGCATTAAATATTATCAAAGGTGCATGGTCAGCTATTTCTGCATCGACACGATCAGTGTTCAATAGTATATGGCAGTTCTTCCGTGACATTTTCATGTTTATTAAAAATGTCATTACCGGAGCAGTTTCTCTTTATTTCAAAATAATTTTCACGACTTGGAGTTCTATTTTCAACGTGACAAAAAATGTCTTCACGAATGTATGGAACTTTTTCAAATCAATCTTTACAACAATCCGCAATTTCATATCTGGATCAGCCTCGGGAATATTTAATAAGATTCGCGATACTTGGTCGGCTTTAAAAAATAATACAACCGGAGCGTTCCGTGATATTTTCAACGGTATTAAAACAAAGTTCACGGACATAGTGAACCTGGCGAAAGGCTTGCCGAAACGAATCGGTGATGGCATTGGTGCGATGGCTTCTAAAGTCACTTCGGGAGTCACGAAAGTCATCAATAAATTGGCTTCTACTCTTGGCAAAGGAGTCAATGGTGTCATCGGTGGGGTCAACTGGGTACTTGGAAAAATTGGTGTCGATACAGATATACCTAAATGGTCGGTTCCTCAGTACGCTCAAGGTACGAAAGACCATCCAGGTGGATTAGCTATTGTTGGGGACGGTAAGGGCCGGAATAGCGGTAGTGAATTGATTCAAACGCCGGACGGTAAGTTATCACTGAGTCCGGATAAAGACACAGTCGTAAACCTTCCAAAAGGCTCCAAAGTGTTGTCTGCATTAAAGACCAAAGATTTCTTAGCCAGTTTACCGAAATACGCAAATGGTATCGGGAACTTATGGGACAAGACAAAAAAAGGGGCTACGCATCTTTGGGACAAAGCAAAAGATACTGGAAAGAAAGTAATCAACAAGGCTTTCGACATCTTTGACTACATTAAGAATCCTTCCAAGCTTCTCGATGTGGCACTAAGCACTCTTGGCATCAGCAAACCCGGAGGCACAGGTTTCACATCTGATATGGCAAAAGGGACCTGGAACAAAGTGAAGTCCAGGGCAGTAAATTTTGTGAAAGGTAAACTCGCCGACTTCGGTGATAATAAAGGTCTGGGATTTGGTGCTGCATTCCGGAAGACTTCAAGTTACGGATGGCGGACACACCCTATCACTAAAAAACGGGAGTTGCACCGAGGAGATGATTACGGAGCTGCTCCTGGAACGAGAATTCCTGCCCAGGCAGCGGGTCGGGTTATCCAAGCGGCTTATCATGCTCTACGCGGAAATTATGTGCGGATTAAGAGTGGAATCATGGAACGGATCTATCAACATAATGCCCGGAATTTGGTAGGAGTAGGCGATACGGTCCGTAAAGGGCAAGCTGTCGGAACTGTAGGGTCTACTGGTGCTTCCACTGGACCTCATTTACATTATGAGGTCTTGAAAAACGGAGGGGCTATAAATCCCGCAGGCTTCTTTAAAGGCGGCATCGTCAAAATGAAGCAGCTGGCTTGGATTGCTGAAAAAGGGATGGAAGCCATCATCCCTCTGGAAACAAACCGTGCTGAAGGACTCGATCTGTGGCGTAAAGTCGGTGAGCATTTCGGCTTTAATATGGATGCCTTAATGAACCCAGATGCCTTCAACGTGAATTTTGCAGGCAATGGCATGGAGCAAATGCAGAGCATGTCTGCTGCAGGCTCCAAGATAACGAAGGCGTTCCAACCCGCAGCAACTAGCAGTACTCAGGCGAAGCAACCAGTCATCATTCAAACTGTTTTGCCGAACGGTAGAATCATGGCAGAAGAATATATCGACGACTTCAATGCTGAAGATCAACGCCGCAAGAAAATGAAAAAACCCAATAAAGGAGGGAGAGTAAGTTGAGCAGACTGACGTTTAATGGAATTAGCAAAACTTATCTGAAAATCGCTCGGGACTGGTCCCTCCCGGGTTGGGCACCAATCGAGCGGGAGTACTTAACGGTTCCTCAACGAGCCGGCGGAATACCGAAGCGCATGCAGACAGGGATGCGCCGTTTCGATATTCCGATTATCATCGATTCTAAAACACTCATTGAAAAAGAAGCTTTTGTCGAAGACATGGCAAAATGGCTTATTCATGAGAAAGCTAAGCCATTGGTATTCTCCAAATATCCGAATCGCACTTTCTTTGCTGAGATAGAGGGTGCGCCGGTCTTCTCAGAAATGTGGATGCGCGGCAAAGGTGTTATCTCAATTGTTTGTTCGGATCCATTCAAATACGGAGAGGAACGGACAGTAGATTTTGTCGACGGGGCTGCTATCGTAAATAACGAAGGCTCCGCTAATGCGAAGCCGATTTATGAATTCGATGTATTGGGAGATCTCACACATTTGGATGTATATACCGATTTTGCCTACATCCGTGCAGGTGAGGAGACACCAATCGACGTCCCGATTTATCAACAGCAAACCTTATTGCTGAATGACTCAATGAAAACTCTGACCGGTTGGACTGATGTTCTCAATGTAGATAATGGCTATGTAACGGGTACAATGACGGCTACTCAGACCGGCTTCACTCCAACATCTTTTGGGGTTGAAGAAAGTCCGAGGAATTGGCAGGGGCCAGCAAAGGAGCGAACCATCCCGGATGGCCCAGTGCAAAACTTCCAGATGAGGGCAACTGTAGAACTGCTGAATGTAGGCAAGCAGACGGGGATGATTGAGATCTACTGTATGGATGTCGACGGAAATACCGTTATTAAAGTCGGAATTGAGGACATCATGCAATCAATTTCGGAAGTGCAAGCAAAGTTCCAGTTGGGTAATATTGAAAACCGGAAAGTACAGAATTACCGGACCGCAGACTATAAGCCTGCGTGGAACAATTATAAAGGAATTCTACGTTTATTTCGGAGTGGAAATCGTATCCGTCCTTATTTTGCGTTGGTTCAGCCTGATGGTAAGTATGACTGGGTCTCGTCAAATTATGTATATACTGACGATCTTGGAGAGTACATGGCACCCATCAGTCGCATCAAAGTGGCGATTCGGAAATGGCCGGGTACGTCGGAAGCGGTCATGAAGGTTCGAGATTTGAAAGTTTGGCGGTTGAATGATCCGCAAGAGGGGGTTCCGATTATCGCTTCTGCAGAAGACAAAATCGTCATTGATACAAACGACAGCTCCATCCGTTTAAACGGAGAAGAGCGGAAAGACCTGAAAGAATTCGGCGCATCTTTTTTCAAATTACCTCCGGGCAGCACGGCCGTACTGGTTCAACCATTTGAAAAAGTCGTCGGAAAAGTACGGTATAAGGAGCCATTCAGATGACAATCATTCATATCTTAAATCATCAGACGGGCGAGCTTATCGGCCACTTGGACAGCGAAAGTGATAAATTCTTCTGGGATGCCAAACATGTTCATGGGTTGGACGGAGAACATTCCCAACAACTCACCATGCCGGCCGACTTGGAAGAAGCTGCACTTTTAGAAGGGCGTACCCGCTTTCTGATACCGCTGGAGGATGGCGGTTTTGAAGAGTTCATTCATTTTGAATCGGACACGCAGATGGAAGATGAAAAAACGATTTATGGAACACCCTATTACAAAGAAATGGACAAGAAGTATATTCTGCCTCCTGGGAAATACATCGGAACAGCCAAAGAGCTAGCGGATTTGGTGTTGCCCTTTGTGAAGTTTGAAGTAGGGGTAGTCGAGGACATTAATAAACGGACGATTACCATCGACCGGCACGTCGGAGCGTATTCTTTCCTGGAGAAAATCTCTTCGGCATTCAATTTGGAAATGCAATTCCGACTAACTACTGCAGGCAGCCGTATAACCGGCCGCTTTGCTGACTTCTTCAAGAGAATTGGAGCCGACACGCGTAAAGAAATCGAGCTGGGTAAAGATTTGTTGGCAATCAATAAGAAAGAACATGCCACCCGAATCGTCACCGGTCTTTTTTGCATTGGTCCCGAAAGGGAAGACGGGACAATGTTAACCACCACGATTTTTGACGACGACGCATTTCAGCGCTGGAATGAAGACGGAGAACATATTGTAGATATCTACGAGCCTGAGAGCACTGAGCAAGACATGACGCTTGCTCAATTGCAGCAGTACGGTAGAACCGAATTGAACAAGCGGATCGCTTCCGTCTATGAATACACTGTGACAGCTGCATCCCTCGAGGAATTGTTCCCACACGAAAAAGTGCGTTTAGGTGACGGGGTCCGGCTGAAGAACCCAGAGTTCTCTCCGCCACTTTATGCAGATGCGCGGGTTATTCGGATAGAACGCTCTCTTACGGATCCGGATGCAAAGACGTATGACATTGGTGAAATAGTCACTTATGACGAAGATGAAATACTCCAATCTTTCCGCAGACTGCAGCAACAGCATAATATGCGTGTTATCCGGTCAACTGAGAAGCCGCTAGGAAGCTCAAATAAAATCTGGGTTCAGATTGCACCGGCAGCTAATGGCAAGCCTGCAATGGAAGTCCCGCACGTTTGGAGCACGCAGCTGAACGACTGGGTGAAAGTGGCACCAACGACTGCCGCTGAAATTGGCGCCGAACCGGAAATCCCGACACAGCCAACGCCACCTGACCCGGCCATTCATAAAAAGTGGGTGGACAATTCAAGTGAAATCGCGGAATTGAAGATGTGGAATGCGACGACTTCTACTTGGGATGCAGTACAAGGGCCACCAGGGCCGCCGGGCGCTCCGGGATATACGCCGGTCAAAGGGACCGACTATTTCGACGGGGCTCCTGGACAGGACGGCACAGACGGCACATCGTCGTACTTGTGGATTCGCTACTCGCAAAATGCGGACGGCAGCGGCATGGTCGATTACCCGATCGACGCCAAATATATCGGTGTGGCGACTACTCAGATAGGCGTTGCACCTACCGCGCCGAGTGCTTACCGCTGGACACTGATCAAAGGGACGGATGGCTTGCCTGGTGAACCGGGAAGCGACGGAAAGACTTCATACTTACACATTAAGTATTCGAACGATGGCGGCGTTACCTTTACGGCAAGTACCGGAGAAGACGCGGGCAGCTGGATTGGAACTTATGTGGATTTCACTGTTGCGGATTCAACAAATGTCGCTGCTTATACTTGGAACAAAGTTAAAGGCGATAAAGGCGAGACAGGTGATCCAGGGAAGGGGATTGTTTCGGCAGTCGTCACATATCAATTAGATACGGATGGAACGTCTGCGCCGAGCGGGACATGGTCTTCGACAATACCTGCGCCGATTAAAGGTCAGTATTTATGGACGCGGACTATTTCGACATATACCGATAATTCGACGGTGACGACCTATTCCGTTTCGTATCTGGCGACGGATGGACAAACAGGCAAAGGCATCAGCAGCACAGCGGTCGCTTATCAGATTGGATCAAGCGGCACGACTGCGCCTACTGGGCCATGGTCCGCAACCGTTCCCGCGCCAGTTCCGGGAAGTTATCTATGGACAAGAACGATCATCACTTATTCAGACAACACGACTTCGCTTTCATATTCGACCGCTTACTATGCACTAGACGGACAGAAGGGTGATCCTGGCGCAAAAGGAGATCCAGGGCAACCGACATACACTTGGGTTAAGTATGCGGACGATATAAGCGGCGGTGGTATGAGCGATTCGCCGACTGGGAAAAAATATATCGGCATGGCTTTTAACAAGCTGTCAGCAACCGAAAGCTTAACTTCGGCTGATTATACATGGTCGCCGCTTTTCGAATCGATAGTCCCGATTGCAAACGGAAAAGTCTTTCACAATCCTAACGGGGCTAGTTATTACGCAGGCGGAACCGTCACGGGTGCGCTTATTGTAGAAACGCCTATAATGCCTAGCAAAATGATTACAATGAGAATTACGGGATACAATTATCTTAGAGATAAGGCATCTATCGATATAGCCATTTCCTTTTACGCTTACACTAACGGGGCGCTGAATTATAGTTATATAAACAAAGGCGACTTCCCTATAAATAGGGTGAGGATCGGCATAGATTCCACTGGAAAATTCGTATTGATTTTAGGGGAAACAAATACGAGCTGGTCATACCCTTCAATCAAAGTCGAATCGATGCAAGCGTCTTATCAAGTGCCGCCGGACGATTGGATCGGTGGATGGAAAATGTCCACGAATTCGGTCTTGCCTACTTTGACGAATCAAATTGAAATAAGCGGGAAGGATATTCTTAAATCCGTCGAAGTTTCGCAAGCGACTGCAGACGGCAAGAATACTATATTCTACCAGTCGACCGCGCCTTCTGCGGTAGGTAGAAAAGAAAATGATGTATGGTTTAATACTGGCGACGGAAACCGAATGAACCGCTTCGTCAGCGGGGCTTGGACACTTGAGCGATTCGGAGAAAACGCGATTTCTGACCTTTCCATCACGAACGCAAAAATAAAAGACGGGACAATCGACAGCGCAAAAATCGCGAATCTGGATGCTGCGAAAATAACGTCGGGCATCATTGACAGCGTGACGTACAGATCAGGCTACGGAACGATGCAGCGATTCGAACTATCGGGCGGGACAGCGACGTTCATTGAAGACACAGCACTTGGAACACAAACCATCACGAAAATAAACGACGATGGTGTTTCAATACAAGCCAAAGACGGAGCGACTGTCGACTATTCTGCGCGCCTTACGGCTGGCGGTGTATTCTTGGGTTATGAATCCATTGGTTATAAAGGGAAATATTCGGTGAATCATTTAATTCTAGACGACACTGGTCTTGGTGAAACTTTGCTTTCTGTCGAATCCGCCTTCGCACAATTAGTAAGCAAAAAAGGGCTGCGGATTCAAGGAGAATCAGAATATAACTTCCTTAGTAACGGGGGCTATTCGATTCTAGGCGGGCAGTTAGTTTTCCATAAAAACAGCGATCCGACTACGAATATAAAAGAAACAGGATTCATGGCAATCGGTTCGATGGGCGGTGGGACGACGGGCTTCACAACGTTCGGCGCGACAAATTTCAGAACAAGAAAAACCTATACGCCAGCGTCTATAAGCTATACGACTATTTCGTCGAACCGCGATCCTTCTTTTTACGACATAAACCCAGATGGTTTTATGTTTGCCTTGAATGGAAGCGGAACAACAAACGCGCTAGTCTTTTTCCGCGGTAAATACACAGCATAAAGGAGGAATTAAGATGATCAAGGGATTGCTGAAAGGAAAACCGGCTATCCAGATTGATTGCGTCGGGTGTGGTTTCTCTTATGAATCCCGATACATTCGCGGCCAGCTGATAAAGTACAGCCGGGAATTCGGAGAATACGAAAATCACACCGCAGAGCCTTGCACGAATTGCGGAATGGGTACGGTTATCAACTTAAATTTACCGGAAGCGGAATTGAGCGAAGCGTTTATGGAAGAAATGGGAATGCCGGAAGAAGAACGCCAGCAACGGCGAGTGATAAAAGATTTCAAAACCGAAATCACATTCGAGGAGAGGTAGGTGAGAGCAGATATGAATCCACGGTCACAAGGACAAATGGTTGCTGATCAATTGGCAGCCCGAGTCGGGCAATTGGAGTTGGAAAAGGCAATCATTCAAGCAAACCTGGAATCCAAAACACATGAATGCGAAGCATACAAGGAAGAAATCGGAAAGCTAAAAGGCGAAAAGTAAAGAGTGTCCATCCGGGCTCTCTTTTTTTGTAAAAGGTATTCTCTTCTCTCCTGTATAATTAAAGTAATGGAGAAAGGAGAATAGTGCATGAACCCTCATCCGAATTTCAAAGAAGGTTTAACCTTTATTGATCTGCCTAAAAGAAGTGCGATTATTCATTATCGCTATAATGGAATATTAGTGGTTAGGTTGGTTTTTAATTTCGCTAAAGGAGAACCGGACGAATTAGACGATACACTAAAACATTTCATGGGCTTTGAATCTTACGAAGAAGAAGAGAAATTTTTGATATCTAAACGACAGGAAGCATGGAAGAAGTTTTGTAGCGTCAGAGAAAGAGAGATTTGAGAGTGTCCTCCCGGACGTTCTTTTTTTGCAGGATTTCCCGTTCTCCTTGCCGTATAATGGGAGTAGGGAGAGATGAAAGTGAATAGAATGAAAATGCACAAGATATGGTCATACATGAAGAAACGCTGTGATGATAGTAAAGATCCACTCTATAAAAATTACGGAGCTATAGGGATAGGGTATCAATCTTCTTGGGCGAATTTTGAAAATTTTTTTGAGGATATGAATACGGACTATCCAAGAAGTGTAGTTTTAGAGCGACATGACAAACAGTCTGATTTCTCTATAGAGAATTGCTGTTGGCGCGATATTTTAGATCGAGACATCAGAGTAGTAGATTATAAATAATTCTAAAGAGTGTCCAATTGGGCGCTCTTTTTTCTGTGCAATAAAACGTAAGGACTCCTTTAGGGAGCTCTTTTTATATATCAAATAAGAGAAAAGAAAGCATTAGGGGGTCCATCCTAAAACGAAGAGAGGAAGATCATGATGGACATTTTATTTTTACTAACAGTTGGAGGTGCTGATTTGGAACACTTAGAAGTTGCACGTATGTATTTATTCGGACCGGTGAAGTTCCTGGATTTCTTGATGCTGCTGATGGCGCTGGATATCCTGACCGGAATTTTCAAGGCAATAAAAAACGGAAACCTGTGGTCGAGAAAGAGTCTGTTCGGCTACGCCCGGAAGATTCTTATTTTTGGTGTGATCATTGTCGCCAATATCATCGATCAGATTTTGGGGCTGAACGGGGCGATCACATACGCAACTGTCATTTTCTATATCGCAAATGAAGTGTTATCGATTATAGAGAACTTGGCGCAGGTCGGCGTACTTGTCCCTAAGGAGCTGGCCGATAAATTGAAAGTCATGCAACCGAGCGAAACAGCTTCGCTGGGAAGCCAATTCAAGGAAGAACTGACCGGCAGCAAAGTGGAGCACGAACTGCAAGAAGCGAAGAAAGAGGAGGTAAATTAATATGCGCTTATTACCACATGGAATGAAAATTGGTCATGCCACTGTTATCGTTGATATCGTACCAAAAGGCAATCCGGAGATTCGCCCAGGTATTCCGATGAAAGCTCGAGGGATTACGGATCACGACACTGGAAATAAAGGCAGAGGCGCAGATGCCATTGCACACAACAAACTGCTGCATAACTGGGGTAAGTTGCCGGTAAGAGATACGACACATGTATCCTGGCATGGAGCAATAGATGAGGACTATATCATTCAGCACTTGCCGTTTGACGAACCTGGTTTTCACTGCGGTGATGGGTGGGGATTGAATTCAGGGAATCGGAACACAATCGGCTTCGAAAAGTGCATGCACGAAGGTGCCAATCGAACAAAAATCGAGGAGAACGCGATTGCCTTGTATGCGTTCCTGATGAAGGAAATGGACTTTCCAATCAACTGGATCCGCCCGCATCAATATTGGAGTGGAAAGTATTGTCCGGCGCTTATCTTGAATAAGTACGGTTCTTTCTTACCATTCCGGAATAAGATTGAAGCTGCCTTTAAATCCGGCGCTGCAGGAAAGCCATCTAAGCCACAATCAATTGTAGATTACCTGAATGCCCAGGGGCAGGATTCAAGTATCACTGCTCGAGCCAAACTGGCTGCAGCATACGGAATCAAAGGCTACGTAGGTAGTGAAGAACAAAACATTAAACTGCTGGGCTTTCTGGTAGTCGGGAAGCCAGCAACCAAGCCGGTTGTGAAACCCGCTGAAAAACCGAAGGAGGTGAAAGTAGTGGTAAATCCAATTAAAAAAACGGATCCCAACGAACCGTCTGACTTGGCAAAGGAACACTGGGAAGAAATGAAAGCAAATGGCTATCTGGATGGCACACGTCCGCATGATGCCATGACGCGCCAAGAATATGCTGTTGCTAATAACCGGCTGCGCAAGAACCTGTTAGAATTAATCAATGATGAAGAAGCACGCAAAGCACGATTTGAAAAACCGAAAAAATAATATGGTCACCTAAGAGCAGACCATAGTATTAATACGCAAAAAGCCTCGCAGCGGAAACTGCGGGGCTTTTTTACGTTTCGATCAAATAAGGATATAATGATTATCGAAGGGAAAAATCGGTCTACCCCTATTTTCTGATTTCCCTTCACAGTCTTAGCTTTTCGGCACCCAGATACACTCCTGGCAGATTATCCACGATTGACACATGTCTGGGTTGCCGAAATTGCTAAGATTTTATTTTCAGGTTTATCCTTTTATTAATCTGGCTATAAAAATAGTGTGTGTGCTGGACTATGCTGGACTATAGCACGGTGCATAGGTGTATCTAGTTTGTCTCCTTGGAGCAAACGGGATTCTCGGTGCGGAAACACTGAGGGTTTTTAATTTTCAGAATTTACGTTTAACATTTTTCTGTTTGGGAAATATGAATACTGCACGAGTGTATTCTCCCTTAGTTATACTTTCCCCCCTTCTGAAATAGAAGGGAGGCCTTTTTAATTATTCTTATCATTATTATTAAAAAGAAGTTTGATTCGATATAAAAATGGTATCCAAATAATAAGGGTTCCGGACATTAGTGCCGGTGCCTAGATATATCTTGCCTGCCTCCTGGAAGGTAAGAAAGGCCCCCCGCGCGTATATGGCCGGGGGTCTATTATCTGAAAATGTTTAATAATATATTATTCTGGTAATAATATTAAAGAGTTTTATTTTCTCCGTATTATTTTGTTTGACCCCTCTTCTGAAATAGAAGAGGGGCTTTTTTATTTGAATTCTCCTTGAACAGGCAGCTTAGAAAGGGTAATATAAGAACAAGAGTTCTTAAAAAGGAGGGGTATTTCATGTCTTCGCTGATGACAAAAGAGCTAATATTACATTTCGAAAATATGATCTATCTTCCATTTTTGCTCACAATCTTGAATAAAGACCGGGAAACTATCGACAATATGCCTTTTAAATTGAAGCGTCCATATCTCCAGCTGGTAGACCAGGCGATTAAATGTGCAGAAAGTGATTTAAGGAATACTAGGATTTACATGAAGAGGCAACAATATAAAATACTGCAAGGGACGAAAGATAAGCTTTTCACTGAATACGTGTTTTACTACAACGGCTATGAAGATCACCGGAAGTATCTTCACTATCAATTGCGGAATCGAACAGAAGAATTGATTAGTGTATATTTCCATCAGGTAACGATAGAAGAAAACCCCAACCGTAAAAATAGTTGGGGATCTGTATAA